CAATTCGGACTATGCCGCATCGCTGCCTTGATGTTCTGAGTGATAATCGCTCGGCTTCCAAAATCACCATATCGTGAACCTCGTTCTTCGAGAATTTTATCTATTTCCATCTCTCTAATTTCCTCCCGTATCGGTATCGTTCGCATCGTCGGTAACTGGTAACCGCTCCTATAGGAGCGGGTTACGTTACGTTACCGCTCGACGCCTTGCCCCATTTGAGTTACCTTTTCAGTTACCGCAATCATAAAAACCTCGCTTTTCTGCCATTTTAAGCGGTAACTTTTTTTCAGTTACCGGTAATTACCGCCCCAATTACGAGGCATTTTTCGACATCATCAAAGCGGCAGCGGTAACTGGGCAAATTACCGCCCAGCCATGCCCTTTTGGCTCGATGATTTCAGCGATTGTGAGAGCGCCAACAAGCTTATCCTGGACGCTTGGTTTCACATATTGCTTAGCCGATGATTCGCTGATTTGGAGCTTGTTTATGATGTGATTTAAAAGCGCCGATCGAGAAATATAAGGCATCTCATCGACCACTTCAGCACCAGCTGCCCACCACGCACCTTCAAACAATTTTCGATGCCCATCGAGCTTTGATTCCTTCTTGCGCTCGGCAGGAGCCTCTTCGATCGCCAGGATCGCGCTGCGCACCTGTTCGCCATCTTCATCGACCCAGCCGTTGATTGGGACGATGGCAAGGTTTGCATAGAGTGACTGTGCCTCTTCGGCATCTTTGGACTTGCGTTGGACGATCTGCATGGGCTGATCGCCTTTGGCTGGGACGATGCTGATTTCGATTTCGAGCGCGCCTTTCCATGCTGAAGAGCCACGCGCACGATGCTGTGCCTCGTCGGAGACGCCAGTGTGATGGACCAAGAGGACGCTGCAATCGAACTCACGCATAAGACCAGCGCAGGCATCGATCATTGTTTTGGCATCTTGGGCGCTGTTTTCATCGCCAAGCAGGAAGCGGTGCAGCGTGTCGATGACGATCATGCTTGGCTTTTCTGGCAGTGCGCGAACGGCATCGAGGACGCGCTGATAGCCTTCTGGTGTGTTGAGATCGCATCCAGCCTTGGACAGCCACATATTAAGACGCTTGGCGCGGTGATGCTGCTTCCATGCAGCTACGCGGCTGCGGAGACCATGATGTCCTTCGCCTGCCAGATAAACGACTGCGCCTGATTTAACTTTGTGTCCGTTCCATTCCGATAGACCTGATGCGATGTGCATTGACCAATCGAGGACTGCGAAGGTCTTTCCGCCACCTGATGGGCCATGCACCATGATCAAGGCTTGCTCTTGGAGCCAATGCTTGACCAGCCATTTGATTGGGGCTGGCTTGGTGCAGAAATCGTCGGCTGGGACGAGCCAATCGGATGATTGAGGCTGGAGCAGGATCTTTAGGTCATGTCCGGCCGCTACATAATCGTTTGCATCACCATCTATCGGAGGCATTACCACCCGCGCACCATATTTGGCCGAGGCTTGGTCGGCATATTTCTGGCCTGTGCCGGAGGCATCGTTGTCAGCCACGATGACCATCTCCTGCGTTGATCCATATTTGTCACGCATCGAACCGGTTACTGGGACGAGATTGGAAGCGGAATAGGCCACAACGCATGGGCGATTTGTTATCTCGTGGATCGTGGCAGCTGTAGCGAAGCCTTCTGCGATATAAAGGACACCAGGCTCATCCATTGTGCCGACCATCCAGAAGCAACCGCCTGTCTGACCGCCTGCGTGATAAAGCTTGCCGCCATCTGCATCGATGTACTGGATTGAGGCGATCTTGCCTTCTGGCGTGTAGAGCGGAGCCATGAGGCGACCATCGCCTGTGACGCGAACTCCATGCGTTAAGATTCCCTTGCGAAGCAGATAAGGATGCTCTGGATCGGCAGCGCCACCTTTAACCCAGATCAATTCTGCGGTGTCAGCGACAACTTCGCGCTGGCGTTTTATCTCAGCATCACGAAGTTTGATGGCTTCGGCCAGCCTGCGTGCGTGGATGATCTGCTCTGCATCTGTGAGTTGGCGACCAACGTCTGCGCGCCATGTGACTTCGATCCCTGCGCGCCAGCATCCAAAACGTCCGGCCGGAATACCATCTCCAAAGCAAATATACCAACCAGGCTTATCGCCTTTCCCTGGCGTTCCTTTTGTCCCTGACCGGAAGCGATGCAGCTTTCCATCCAACTGGATCTGATCAGGCGGTGTCATCCCAGCCGCGGCAATCGCATCACGCAATTGAAGTTCCGGTGGATCTGGCTCTACTGGCTTTGATGGCGACCAAGGACCGCCGAGAATATTTGTTAGGTCAGCCATTACTCCCCTTGTCCCTTCAGATATAAAGCAAGCCGATTGAGCGTCTCAAACTTAGGATTTGTCTCACGGCCATCTCTGATGTTGATGATCGTGTTAACATGGAGTCCAGTTTTCTCAGCCACCATTTTTGGCCTGCGATCATATAGACCGTGCCTAATCCATTCCAATTCGACCATAATCTTATTCCTTCACGATGTGATTTTTGCCCTTTACATATGAACTGCTGCCCTGTAAAGACCAATTCACGCACCGACTGGATCGTCCGACAGGTGCTGGAACAAGAGGAGCCTTTATGGCTATTAATTTGAAGAAGACAGGCGGACTAACCGCCAATGGTGTTAAGCTGCTTGTGTATGGGCAGGCTGGCGCTGGTAAGACGAGTCTCATCCGCACGCTGCCGAATCCGGTTGTGCTATCGGCTGAAGGTGGTCTACTTTCCATTCAGGATGCCGACCTGCCGTTTATCGAGATCGCTGACATGGACGACCTACGCGAAGCATATGCGTGGGCCAAGGACAGCGACGAGGCAAAGAACTTCCAGAGCGTGGCGTTGGACAGCATCAGCGAAGTGGCCGAGGTTGTTCTCCAGCACGAACTGAAGAAGAACAAGGATGGTCGCGCTGCTTATGGTGAACTGAACACCACCATGCAGGAACTGATCCGTGCCTTCCGCGATCTACCAGCCAAGCACGTTTATATGAGCGCCAAGCTGGAAAAGTCGCAGGATGAGATGGGTAAGTTGCTCTTCAATCCTTCGATGCCTGGGAAGTCACTGACGCAGGGCTTGCCATATTTCTTTGACGAGGTGCTGGCGCTTCGGGTTGAGCGAGATGCTGAAGGAAACACGCAACGCGCATTGATGTGCGATAGCGATGGCATCTGGCTGGCAAAGGATCGCTCCGGAAAGTTGGAATGCTGGGAATCGCCTGACCTTGGTGAGATTATCCGCAAGATTGGTGGTGGCCAATGAGCCTTTATCAAGATTGGATCGAAGCCAAGGCCGCAGAGGCAATGGCAATCAAGCAGCGTCGAGCGATTGAAGACATCATGGTGAAGTCTTTCGAGATATCAGAGGACTTTGAAGGCACGAAGAACATCGATGTCGAGACCTTCACGGTCAAGATCGAGGGTCGCATCAATCGCAAGGTCAATGCCGATAAGCTGCAAGAACTTGCAGCAGATCATGGCCTGACCGATCACCTTTCCAGCCTCTTCCGCTGGAAGCCTGAAATCGCAATTACCGCTTGGAAAGCAGCGGACAAAGCAATCACCGATCCATTACTGGACGCCATCACTGCAACACCTGGTCGTCCATCATTCACCATAAGCAACAAGGAATAATTATCATGGCATTTCTCGGAGAAACATTTTCGACTGACGAACTTCCCGTTTCAGATCGCTCTTATGATCTGATTCCAGAAGGTTGGTATACTGCATCAATCACCAAGGCTGATCTTGGCCAGACCAAGAGCGGCACAGGCACAAAGATTGATATGCGTTACGACATCACTGGACCGACGCAGCAAGGCCGCGTGGTGTTTGCCAGCGTCAACATTCGTAACCAGAGCCAGAAGGCTGAAGAGATTGGTCGGCAGCAGCTGGGCGAGATCATGCGCGCCATTGGCTTGGCGAAGGTTGAGGATACCGACCAGCTGATTGGTGGACAGTTGCAGATCAAGATCAAGATCCGCAAGGCCAGCGACAACGACAAGGCCAATGGCTATCATGACGATCGCAACGAAGTCGGTGGATGGAAGTCGATGAATGGATCGACGCCGCTTCCGGCAAGCACTGCGGCACCTGCTGCAACGTCTGCACCTGGCGGATCGAATCCACCTTGGGCTAAGTAATAAGAAGGCCCAGCCAGTGAAGGGATGGATCTGGCTGGGCCTAATTTTCACCAGGAAGTGAGACAGACATGAAGCTGCCAGAACCAGTCCATACCATATCAAGCTTGATTGACCAATACCATGAAAGTCAAGCAGAGAAACCGCGTCCACATATGGGGTGCAGCCTGCTGGGCCATCCATGCGATCGTTGGCTTTGGCTCAATTTCCGCTGGGCTGTGCGCGAAGAGTTTGAAGGACGCATCCTGCGTTTGTTTCGCCGCGGACAGATGGAGGAGGCGACCATCGTCTCTGACCTTCGCGCCATTGGGATTGACATCCGCCATGCTGGGGATCGCAATCAGAGGCGCGTCAGCTTCGGAAGTCATGTTTCTGGAAGCCTTGATGGCATTATTGAGAGCGGTGTGCCAGAGGCTCCAAAGAAGCGACACATCGCTGAGTTCAAGACGCACTCGAAAAAGAGCTTTGACGATATGGTCAAGAACGGTGTCGAAAAGTCTAAGCCAATGCACTTTATTCAGATGCAAGTTTATATGCACGGAACAAATGTCGATCGTGCGCTTTATCTAGCGGTCTGCAAAGATGATGATCGCATCTATACCGAGCGCGTGCGTTATGATCGATCGGTGGCTGAGAAGGCGATTGAACGCGGACAGAGGATCGCATTGGCAGATCGGATGCCGGAGCCATTGAGCGCAGATCCCAGCTGGTATCAATGCCGCTTTTGCCCAGCACATAGCTTCTGCCATAAGGCCGAGCCGACCAAGTTCGCCAACTGCCGCACCTGCGCGCACAGCACTGCGCTGCCGGATTCGACCTGGCGCTGCGAACGCCATGAGGCTGACAATATCCCGACCAACTTCCAGCACCAAGGCTGCGATGATCACATCCTACATCCCGATCTTGTGCCTTGGCAGATGATTGCCAGCGAAGATGGTCTGAGCGTCATGTGGAAGATTGGCGATCGAGTGATTGAGAACGGAGCAAATGGTTATAAGAGCCGAGAGATTGTGGCCAATCCAGCCGCCTGCGGTGATCCGATTGTCGAGAAGGCAAAGGCTGAGTTTCCTGATGCGGAGATTATTGGCTGATGCTTCGTGATTATCAGCGCAGAGCAATTGATTCAGTTTATGAATGGTTTGCCAAAAACAAGAATGGCAATCCATGCCT